TGCCAAACGGCCGAAGAGCCGTTTGCAACGCCGGGAGGGTCCAGGACGCGTCAAAACTGACGACGTTCTGGTTGAACTCACCCAGCAAATACGCGCCGGCCAGCTGCGGGGCGACGCTTGCATCGGTCGAACCCGCGAGAATCGCGGAAGGTACTTGGCTACCATCGCTCGCGGTCTTGACCGACAAGATGTAGTTGCCGGTCGCCTCGAGCACATTCAGCGTGAACGAATCGCCCGCAACGAACGCGGTGCCGCCGGCGGTGATCTTGAAACCGATCTCGGCGTTCGAGTACGCCGTGCCCACCGTTGCCGCCGGCAGCGCATTGCCTTCCGGGTCGGTGACCGTGAAATTCGTCGCGCTGGTGGCCACAAGCGTGAACACGCCGAACGTCTCGGTCGTGCCCAGCGAAAGCGTGCCGATCGTGCCGTTGCCGGTGTTGGTGCCGGCGGCGGAGTTGATGCTGTTGTTGGTCTGCTGCCCCAGGACCGCACCGCGGGCCAGCGTGCCGGCCATCAGTTGGATCGATTGGGAAACCAGTTTCAGATTGCCCGCGATCAGTTGATCCGGGATGAAGGTTTCGGCGTAAATCGAAGGTTGCTGGGGATTTTCGCCAACGCTATTGACGGTCAGGCTCATGGAGTTCTCCAATGAAAGAAGAGGGGGCGCTTACTGCATCGAGCCCGATTAACCGCCGCGGGCGCGCTCGCCGGCGGCAATAACCTTGGCTGCGGCCGCCGCGGCCGGATCGGCGCTAGGCGATGCGCCGCCGCTTGCGCCCGGGTTCGGAAGGGGTTGCGACGCCATGCGCTCGAGCAATCCACTACGGCTCGACGACACCTTCGGCTGAACATCCAGCGCGCCGGCTGCCAGCGCACCAACTGCCTGCTTCGCTGTCATCGTGGTATCGAACGCAAATGCGCAGGCCTGATTGACGCGACCTGCTTTGACGCCGGCAGCCAGGATCCGCGCGCAACGAATCCGTTCACGCTGACGAGCACCTTGGGCGCGGCCTTCGCGCTTCTTGTCCTCGTCGTCGTCCTCCTCATCCATCTCCGTGTCGTCGGCGTCGTCATCGTTTTCTGCTTCGCGCTTTGCCTTTGCCGCGCGCTTGGCGGCACGTGCTTCCTCTTCCTTCTTTTCATCCTCAGCCTTGCGCGCCGCTTCTTCCTCCTTCTTTTTTTCCTCTTCCGCGCGCTTGGCTTCGTCCTCGTCCAACTTGTTCATGCGCTTGGCATAGTCGTCATCCGACTCGTCGGCACCTTGCTTGCGGTCGTCGTCGGTGGTTTCTTCGGCGCGCGGAGCGGAGCCGGCGAGCCCCAGAAAATGTGCCCACGGCGCAGCGGCCGCAAACCTCGAGAGCTTGCTCATGTGCTACCTCAATATGGAATGGTTTAGGCCGTGATCGTTTTGATCAAAGCCCGAAACGCGGCATCAGGCGCCGCCACTTCATCCGCGAGTCCAAGGGCGACACCTGCAGCACCCATGAAGCACGCGGCCTTCGTACCTCTGACCGTGGCGGCCGAGATATTCCGATTGCGGGCAACCGTTTCAACGAACAGTTCGCCCATCGCATTGATGTCGGCCTGAAAGCGCGCTTGCGCTTCATCCGAAAGTGGCAGCTCGGCGTGGCCGTCTGCCTTGTAGTCCCCGTAGGTGATGAAAGTGACCTTGATGCCTGCTGCGGTGAGCGCCTCCGACATATCCACGTGCGCCGCAATCACACCAATGCTGCCGACGCCACCAGTCCGCGGTACATAGATCTTGTCCGCAGCGCTCGCAATGGCATATGCCGCCGAGTAGGCCGACTCATCCAGAATCGCCCAGATCGGTTTTCCGCCGCGCAGGCCGTAGATCGTGTCTACCAAATCGAAACAGCCGGCGACCTCGCCGCCCGGCGAATCTATGTTGAGCGCAATCGCATCGACCTTCGGGTCGTCGATCGCAGCGAAAAGGTTTTGCCGGATGCCGTCGTACCCCGTAAGTCCAGAGTAGCCGCGTAGCGAACCCAGCTTCTGCACTAACGTCCCGCTAATTTCGATAAGGGCGACAGGGCCGACCATGTCATAGCCCGTTCTGGGATTGCCACCAGGTTCAGCGAATCCGTATTCGTCATCTTCCATAGCCGACGGGGCGAGGATGTTCCCATCCAAGCGGACGACCTGCGCGATGCCCAATCGATCAGCCAGAGCAGCGATCACGATCTCGGCCTTGCGGGGATGCAGCAGCAGCGGCGCATTTAGTACGCGCTGTGCTAGACGCGGCAACATGTTCATAGTGGGTTGGCCTTTCTCTTTGCCCATGCCGCGCGTATTGCAAGGTTTCGCCTCGTCAGCATCTCCGAATAACCTGGCGCCGCTTTGAGTGTTTCCGCCCTACGCTGTTGGACTTCTGGGTTTCGGATCCCTGCATTTATCGCCGCGCGCTGACGAGCCTTGAAGATCGGATCGCTCGTGACCGCGACGGTCGCCGCCCGCTGCCTTTCCCGAACGGCGGGGTCTCGGTATGCAGCACGAACGGCCTCGTTGCGCGCATTGATCTGCTCTTGCGTCGGAACGTATGATCTGAATCGCTCACCAGCTTGTGCGCGCAGAACCGGATCCTCGAAGCGCTTCTTCATCAACACTGAATGCCGCTGTCTTCTATCGGCGTTGGCTGCAAGCGCTTTAAGGTGCGCAGACTGCCTTTCACGAGCTCCCGGCCGAGAAGTGGCTTCCCTGAGCTGGGCTATCAGCTTCTCTCGCGTCTTGGGATCCTGAGCAGCGATCTTTAGCCGCACCGACATGGCCTTCCTCTGCGCGGGAGTTCTAATCGCTCCCGCGGGGCCTTCGCCACCATCAGCATGGTTGGTGAGGTCAACTCCTTCAGCGCGAAACCGGCCGATCCAATATTTCTCGCGACACGACCAGTCTTCTCCGCACGCTTCGATCTTTCCGATAAGGGGACTGAGACCGATCGCTCGCAAAGATCTGATCCAGTTATCGCGCCGGGTGTTGTGGCCTGGCAAATGTGCCTGATTGATATGCTGAGAAAGTCGGAGACTCAGTCGCGACACCGTCTTTCCAACATATCGAACCATAAGCGTGCGTGGGTCTAGTAGTACGTATATGAACGTAACGCGACTCATTGGGCCTCCGGTTTCTTTGCTGCTTCAGTGGCGGATTGCCCGTTGTTCCATTGCGGAACGGGAAGGCCAAGTTGCTGAAATTTCGCGCGTTCCACTGCGCGTTGACCGACCTTCTCGCGCCAGTCAGAACCGCCCAACTCAGCACATTCGTCCTCGAGTGTCGACAGGCCTGCGTCCATACCGAGGATCGCGCCGGCTTTTTCCTTCTCGGGGTCCACATAGCCGCGGCCCGGGCCCATCCATTTCGCGCGCGAGTAGGCAACGCGACATTCGATGAACGGCGGGGCGCCGGCGGGTAGCGGCAGGTCATCGACTTCCATCGACTCTTCCAGGAAGCCGCAATAGATCGGATGGCCGTACCCGGAAGCAAAGTTCGTCCGCTTCCTGTGAAACGTCTTCCATACCTCGAGCATCGCCGCGCGGTATGAGCTGTAGTTCACGTCCGACCAGTTTTGGCTGATCATCTGCGCCGACGTACCGGTACCGGCTGCGACGTTGCGAAGCATCGCGTTTTCGAAGTCTGCGAAATTGCTCGTCGGACGGGAAGCCGAGACGGTGCCGATCTTCTCGCCTGGAAACAAATGAGAGATGCGGGCGTCGCCGATCCTCATCTTCCGGTCGGCGTGGAACTCGGCGCGGTGGTCGCTGTACGTCTTCAGCCGATCGCTATCTTCGAGCGCCTCAGAGGCAAACTCATCGTCGAACGGGCTTTCGATGTACGCCGCGAAAATCGCGTTGATGATTGCCGCGTCGAGCTCGGTACCGTCGTACTTGATCAGCATCTTCAGACGCTGAAGCACTGGCGCCAACATGCCCGCACCGCCGCGATGCTGCGCGGCGCGATCGTGATCGAAGTCATGGATGATGACTGGGCGACCCCAGTCGGTCTCGCGCGGGATTCGGTCCCAATGCAGGCTCTTCTCCGCACTGAACCAATCGCCCTGGTGAGCACGACGGATCCAATAAGCGACCGCGGCCCCGTCTTCGTCGACCTCGACGCCACCGCGCATCGTCTGCTGGTCGAAGTTCAGTTGAGGATTTGACAACCGATCCGGGTCAATCACCTGAACAGCGGTTGCATAGCGAGCGCGGCCGATGCCGATACGGTGCGGCCTCCAATGGAGCATGCCAAGCGCATCGCCGTCGACGCACTTATGCCGAAACGCGAGGGCCATCAACTGCGGCATCGTCAGATTGCGCTGCGTGTCGCAATAACGGCCCGGGTCATGCGCCCAGCTCCGATAGTTCGCTTCGACAGCCTGACCAAACTCATCGGCCCAGACGTGATCGAATTCCTTGATACCAGTCATCGACTGCAACGCCAGGTAGTCTGGCTTGGAAATCGGCCGAAAGTCCGCGCCGATTACGTTGTCAATGGTGCGAGTTACCGCGGCTGATGCCCACCCATCGTTGCGTACCACATCCCGCACGCGGGATACGATGCGGTCGCGATAACTATTTAATTCGCCGTCCGGCGACCATAGATAAGGCTGCCAGTCGCCCATGTGCGAGCCGAATATATCGGCAGCGTCATAGGGCGTGCGCGAGCCGCCGACGAGGGCGGCCGCCTTCGGGCGTGCCGTCACGATCGGCTTGCCGCTCGAGTCGAGGATCTGTACGGGGTTTTCCATCAATATGAGAAGCCGATCGACCGGCGCGCACGGCGAGCATGCGTAAGCAGACCGCGTGCGACGAGCTCGGCTTTTAAAACGATTTTCATCCGGATCAGAGCGTCCAAATTTGCTCTGGTGTACGTAACTGAGCGACTTCCTTCGCCTTGCGCATAGCTGAATGCTTCGCCCTTACCCCCGGATGCGACCTGGACTTCGGCCAGGAGCACCTGCGAATACCATTGCTGGATGGTCGCGTCAGGGATCCCCTGATAGGTGACGCCGTTGGGGTTATGAGGGTTATGGAAAGCCACGTGAATCTCCTATGGCAACCGGCTCGCGATTGACTTTTTAGTGCTCTGTGTCTTGACGGAGGGCCCTGATGCAACCGGGGCTGGCGCTGGCGCCGTAACGACGGGAGGTGCGCCCGCAACAGCCGGTTCGGCAGCCACTTCGGAAGGATCGGCCGCGCGAATCGAGGTGTTGGTATCCCATGGCGCCGCCCAGCCGGGAGGCTTCTCCCAGTTGATCCGCGACAGCCCGTGCAGATGTGCGAGAACGTGCGAGAGGACCATCAGATCGAGCGCCTCGTTGCGGCCGCTCTTGTTGATTTTGTCCCAACGACCGTTCGCCAACTTTTGCTCGGCCGTCAACTGCTCGAACCAGACGTGCGGTTGTTCCGTCGATCGCAGCGCATACGGAAAGTGCACATACAGCGGCCCAGCCTCGCCGACGCGAAGCTGTCCGATCAAATCGTCCTTGAACGAATTTGGATTGAACATTGCGACAGGCACGTTGCCGGCTGCAGCGGCTTTATTCGCCTTCCGGTTTGTATCCGGGTAGACGACGTTCAACCGCGGCGCAGTGAGTGCACTCGCACCCTTGCACGGGATGATCGACCAGACATCGCGCCCGCCAATGGTGCCGAAGCGCTTGGCCGCACGAATCCGGCGCCAGCGCGTCCACGCTGCATATGCTTGCTGCGCTACACCTGGCTGACCGCCCGAGTCGTATCCTGCAGCGCGAATGGACATCCGGCGCCCAGAACCGTCCGCGAGGGGATAGGTGCGCTGAAAGACTTCGGCGAGCAGCTTGTCCCAATCATCTGGTGACGTGGCCGGGTCGGCCGGAAGGCGGCCGCGATCGACAATCCAACTTTCGCCGTGCTGCCCCCAGGCACGCACCAACCAGTCGAAATGCGCGATCTGGCAATCGGCCTGCGCCGTCATGAATCGCGCACCACGCGGCACAACCTGAAGCGCCAGCTCGCGATCAGCACGATCAGCCAGATCATTAGCGTCGACGGTACCGACAACGCGACTTGCCGCGTAGGGAAAGCCGTACTGCTTGACCGTGACCTGGCGTAGTGCCGTGTCGTCACCGTCAACCTCGAGCTCGCGCTCGGCTTTTGCTTTTGCCCGGGCGAGAGCCCCGATACCGCCGAGGATGAAAGGCGACATCACGCCAACTATCCAGAAGCCTGCACTCTTGCGCGCGACCAGCTCACCGGTCACGACACCTTCCTGCGATATCTCCTGACCATCACCGATCCAGCCGCCGAAAGGCGATCGGTACGCGGCCGCGTTCATTGCGCGACGCGACCTGTCTTCGATGAGGCACCCGTTCACCGGGCAGATCAAACGCGCGTTACGCTCGATTTCGTCGAGCGTTTGCTTGTCGTCGTAATGGAGGACCATGTAACGCTGCGCGGTCGGCGCCGGACTCGACCAGGCGCCGCAATGCGGGCACGGCCAATACCAGACACGGCGATCGCTGTCGCCATACATGGACATGATCCCGGACGACCAGTCGCGATCCGGTCTCAAGCCGCGCGCCAAGTCGGGGTGGCTCAAGGCCAACAGCATCGACTGCCGACCGAATGTTTGCCGGCGGACATCAAGCACGGCCTTCACGTCGCCGAGCGCCTGGTCGTATGCGTCAACCTCGTCGGCCACGATCCGTGGTGCTGACTTGTTAATGAGGTTGTTCGCCGACGCGGACAGGAACTCCACGTGCATGCCGTCGAAGCGCTTGAAGTGCAGCGAGTCGTCGATCGGACGCGAGCCGAGCCGCATCGCCATATCGGGATGCGAGTCGATCATCGGGTTGATCCGACTCTTCACGTACGACTCGAGCCCCGGATCCGTCTGCATGTACCAGAGCAGATCGCCCGGGTCGTTCGCAACGGACTTCAAAAACCAGTTCTGCGCGATCTCCGTCTTGCCGGATTGACCGGGCCCGACCACGACCGTTGTGAGGTAGTCGAGCCTGCTCAACGTGTCCATCGGCGCGACGAGGTACGGCGCCTTGTCGTGGTGCCAGCGCCCGACATATCCGCCGCCCTGGTTCGACAGCTTCCGATGCAGTACAGCGTATTCGGCGACGGTCTGACGTTCGGGGGGAACGAGATTCGTGAGAGCCTCGCGCACCACCTGGTAGGGATCCGCATATTCAGTTTCAAACATCGCGTCAGCCCAGAAGCACTTTGAGCTCGTCGGCCATGGTCCGGCGCAGCTCGTCTGTTACCGCCCGGATGTCGGTGGCGTATTCCTCAGGAAGCCCCAGCTTCTCGACGATCTGATCCGAGAGTCTGTCCAGGCCCTTGCCAAGGTGCGCCAGCATCGTGCTGAGCACTTGGCGCATCAACTCGACCTGAACCAGTTCGCCGCGATTGCGGCGCAACTGGTCCTCAAGAATCTCCGCCTGAACTGCGTCGCGCCGCTGCCGAGCGGATTGCTCGCCTGCATGGGCAACCGGCTCCACGCCCGCCGGCGGCACGACGCTATATCTCGCACCTGGGTAAGGGTTGCCTTCGTTGGCACGTGCATCGATCCGCGCGCCGCCGGCTTGTTTCTCGGCGACAACCTTCGGCGAGGGTTTCTCTGCCGCGCGCGCCGCCGGCTGTCGACGCGTGCCGGTCAGATACGCCTGGACGTCGGCAACATCGAATTCCCATCCGCCGGCACGTGTCCCGCGCTTCACCACCGGAAACGCTGCGTCGCCGTCGAGGCGTCGATCAAGTCGCGGTCGCGTCCAGCCGATTGCCTCGCAGAGTCCGGCCTTCCCAACGACGGCGGGTGTAACGGGCGGTGGTGTAACGCGCGCCGCTTTCGGTTTGGCGCTGCGCGTCGCCTGCGTTACGCCTTGCTCGCCAGCAGCCATAAGGATTTCCGTCGCGATCGCACGTTGCGACCGTGTAACGTGTAACGCGTTTTTTTAAATCAAAAGAACGGGTAGACCGGGCGCGCGCACTGCCCGTGTAATAGGGACCTCCCAGGAGGGACCCAAAGCCCCCCCCGGGGGGGTGGGCGCGGCCGGCCAGGGCTCTCCCGAGGAGGCGTCGGGCAGGGCGTGCGCGGGGCCGCCACGCTGTCGTCACCATGGGTTCAGGGCAGGGGTGACCGCTTCACTTGGCCGTTGCCAGCGCCTTCTTAAGCGCAGCGTCGAAGTCCTGCGCGAGATACTGATTGACGATCACGCGAGCCTGCTTGCCGTAGTTCAATTGCTTCTGAACGGGCAGCGCATTGCCAAACCGAATCAACAACTTCAGCTTTCCGCGTGGGTTATCGTCAGTTCGTTTCAAGCGATTCAGTTTGCCTAAGCGCTTACCGCGCTCATTGAGCAGCGTCACACGCTTCGTGTCTGTCGGTCGCTGCCAGATGCCGTTGATGGTGTCGCCGTTCTTCAACCGAACAGCACCGATGAACACATCCGGTCGACCCTTCAGTTTGTCGATGATGCCCCGCGGCAATTGACCATACGCGTTCAGCGGAATGTTCTTCGGATTCAGCAAAGCGAGCCCGGGCAGGACGTGAACACCGCCGGTCTCGTATGGCTTCAAGTACTTCGCTGCAATGTCTCGCACATAGACGATGGCTGTTGGGCTTGCTTTCGTCGCGCGCTTGATGGCAACAGAGTTCTGCGTAAACGGCGTCGGGCTTTTGAATGTCTTCCGGATGTTCTCGGTTTCCGCGACTTGGACGCGCTTCGCGGTTGCGTTGATTGCCTGCGCTTTGGCGAATGGAACCTGCTTAGCCGCGAGGTCACTCAATGAGCGCGTGAGTTTCTTGATGTCCGACTTAACCGAGATGCCGATCATGGTCAGCCTCGATCAACGAGAATAAAAAGGCTCGCAGCGGCAGAAGCCGAGCGAGCGAATCCAGCGACGGGTTCGCTGAAGGAGACACGGTGGTTGCGGAAGAGAGGATTCGAACCTCCAACCTCCGGGTTATGAGCCCGGCGCGCTGCCAATTGCGCCACCCCGCAACAGGGGAAATAGATGCTTGATGCCGCCCGGGAGTACTCTGCGGCGTCAACAGTTAAACGCCATTCACCGAGGCAAACTCACCATGAAACTGCTTGGCAGCAGCATCATATGCGCGAGCCGCATCCGCCTCGTCCTTGAATAGGCCTAGATGAACCCTTTTCCCGAAGTGACGGATCTCCGCGCGCCATTGCCGACAATCTGGCTGGAAACGGACGCCCTTAAAGCGAGATGATTTTCCGGATTTCGGCGTCTGATTGTGTTGGTTCTGGGCATCCGTCGCGAGCCGCAGATTTCCGATGCTCTCATCGGACGGGTCGCGCGAGCGATGGTCAACTAGAAGACCGGGCGGTATTTCGCCGCGGTGGAATATCCATATGCATCTGTTGGATGCATGCTTAACGCCGCCAACCTGAATACGTCTATAACCGTCATCGTCAACGGTTCCGGCTATATTGCCGCCCCAGATCTTATTGAACCGGACGTCGTCGGGTCTGTATCGCCATCTCAAGGCACCGGCGGCGGAATCGTATTCGAACAGCCGGACGACGTCCTCTTGAGATAAATCGCGTGCGCGCGTCATGCAAAGCCTCGCTCAAGGCTGCTCGAGTGTGGTCGATACGGCACCGCGTAAGCGACGCGGGCTTCGGATGCCTCCTAGCCGTACCGGGAAAATGTAAAGAGTGCTGGTGCGAAACCCGGCAGGATGCAATCGAAATTAGGTGCGCCGTCCCGGTCCGTGTGCGTTGCCGGGTTCCTGCCCTGATCGGGAGGCGCTGGGGACCATTCGACGATTGGCGTGCTTGCGAAGCGCGCGTCGGAAAGCAAAAAGCCCCGCGCGGGAACCCGGCGGGGCTTTGGAGACACTTCTACACAGTCTCAGAATGACGCGAGTATTGTGATTTTTGGTTTTCTTGTCAACCTGAAAATGTGTTTGGATCGAATCGGTTCGATTTTCGTCTGTTCTCTTCGGTCGTGATGATCCGCATGTTGCCTTCCCAGTGAAGGCCGCATACAAGTTTGTTGACGACCGGCACAATGTGATCGACCTCGTGAGGGATACCGGTTTCCTCCTCGAGCCGAGCCCGTTCCAGGTATATCGCGAGCATCTTCTCCCGGTTCGCCCAACGTGGAGTGCCAAGCCGGATTAGCATTTGTCGGCGGCGCGGCGGATCCTCGCACGCAGCAATTTCCGCGGCCCACATGCCTACAAGTTCAGGATTCCGCCAACGATTGTTATCCGCGACGTTGCGGATCCGCTGCTCCGTCCACGCGAGCTGGTCCCGGCTCAATTCAAAGTGCCGGCTAATTATGAAATCAGCCGGCGAGAGCAGGACTTCTTCCAGCCATGGGTCGACTGGATCCCCGGTGGTTGCCTCATACCATGCTCGGAACTCAGCGCTACGCAGTCTGTCGTGTATCTGCTCCAAAAGCTGAAAATTTTCAGCGGAACGCCGCACCACCGCCGCGTCCGGCGCAGTTAGTGACCATCGTGCCCGGCGCTCGCTGATTTCCTTCGTCAAGGCGGCATGCTTGGATTTTCGCCGGTCATGTCGTTTTTCAGGAAGATCTGGCTGCGCGAACTTGCTGGCTTTCACGTCGGGCCACGTGCTCATATTGTCACTACCCCTTTGTGGCTTCCGCAGCTGCGGGCTGGGGTTGATAGAGCACCTCACGCACCGCCGCCAAAAGCACGGCGCCGACGATCGATCGCACGTGGCGCTGCGATTCCGGCGGCTGCACTTCTGCGCCGTATATCTCGGGAGCCGGTTGTTCAAGCGCGTCTACGCCGGCTTCAATGACCTCGTTGGAAAAAGAGTGAAGCACCGACCAATCCGTCTTCGCGCCGAACAACAAGAATTCACCGGCTCGCCGCGCATCCGCGCATGTTCGCATCCGATCAACCCGCGCGACCAGGACGCCGTCATCAAGCAGATCGACTCGCCAATACTCGCCGTCCGTTGAATAGTGCCCGGTCACAGAAAATGAGAAGTTCTCAGCCATCGTGTTGCTTCCTTTTGGTTACGCGGGTTCGCCGACGAAGCCAAGGCTCGTGAGCGCTGTGTCAATCTTTTTGCGGGCCGAGGATTCGATGCCATCGATCGCCGGTGTTGGTTCTTTACTGCCCTTCGCGTGCTGAGCCTTCTGCCCTGAAATCCACAATTTGATGATCTTTCCGTGAGCGGTCGCCGTGTTCTTGTGCGCACCGCATTGTTCTGCGACGCGCTCCAGCACCACCTTCTCGCCGAAGATCTTCTCAATGATCTTGCGGCGCAGCAGATAGTGCGAAAAATGGCCAGACAGAACGGTCAGAGCCCCCTGTTCTAGCACGCGAATGGCTGCATCCCATTCCGGGTTGAGTGTGTATCCAGCGCAGCAGGCGCGTTTGCAGCTGCAAGGAATCGACCGCGGGGCGAAGCGAGCGATCAAGGTCGCCCGCTCGAACACAGTCAGTTTTTCCATCTCCCCGGCGATGAGACTCCAGCGTCGCCCTACCTCGTTGCCGGCGGCCGCCATGGTTTCTTCCAGCGATGAGGGCAGCGCGTCGCCATCTCCCATGCCGCCCATCACCCGCCTGATCATGCCGGCCTGCGCGGCACCGTCAACGCCCGATAAGCCCTTCCCGGTGCGCGCCGCCGGCGAGGCAAGCCGGTCAGCGAGCGGTCGCCCCTGTTGCTGCATCGAATAGTTGAATGCGAACACGAGCGCGGCTTGTGGCGTTCGAAACAGTATTGTTGTGGGCTCAGTCATTTGCGCTTTCCTCTCGGGTTCGAGCGGACGTATTCTTCCAACTTCAAATAGAGCGGGTGATCGGCCAGATCAATCCGCACCACCTCGTCATCCATGATCAGATCCTCGTTGATCGTGATCTTCACGGACCGCACAAAGCCCGGATTGGCCTTGGTGTCGAACGACACGTGGAACGTGTCTGGCTGTTTTTTATCGGTCACGTCTTTTCCTTGTATTTCCCGCATCGCGTTCCGTACTTCTTCCCTTTCTTGCAAACCATCTTTGTGCCGCTGAGCCCGTCCGACCTCTCTACCGCGTGCGCACATCCGATGCAAAGCTCGCCTCGTTTATGCTCGAATACCTCCTCTGGATTGCGGTATTGCCATGACTCCAGCACCCGGGTTTCGCGCCCGCGCTTGGGTTTCATGGTGATACCGGCGGTACCTCTTCACCGAAAGCCTCCGCGACGCGAAGCCTGCAGATCGCAATCTCCGGTCGCGCATCGATATACATGCCGTGGAAACCAGAGTTCAGCTGCGCCTCGGCGAGCCAGATCACTTCCTTCGAGCCCGGCTCGGCGGCGCGCGGGTACAACAGGTATCGCTGGCGCTTCAGGATCGGCCCGAGCAACGTCCAGTTCTGCGTGGGCACGTAGACCATGTGTCCCTGGTAGGGGATATCGACGCGGCAATAGTCCATGCCGTTCGCGTGAATGAGGGCCGAGTCCAAGCCCTCCGCGAGCGCGACGAAATGATCCAATTGCGCTCCGTGAAGGTTATCGACCAACATGGCGATACCTCTCAAACGGCTTGAGGCCGATTGCGGCCTCGGGAGGGACACCTCGTAAGATTCGGTGTCGAATGGTTCCTGCGCGAATTCCCGTCTCTTGAGCCCAAGCAGCCACGCATTGAGTCTTTCCGAACGCCTCGACGTTCATGTTTCGAGAAACGTTGCGGGATTGAGCAGTGCGCGACGCCCAGACACAATTGCCGGGTTCATAACCCTTTTTGCCGTTTTCGCGCTCCAGCGTCATCCCGGGCGGTGGCTCTCCCATCTCGGCCAAAAAGTTCTCAAATGACCGCCATCTGTCGCATACACGGATCCCGAGCTTTAGATAGTGAGGATGATGGCCGCACCTGTGGATCATGCTTTCCCATCGGCTATAGACAAGACTGTCGTGCATGCCATGTATGCGATGGGCTTCTACCTGCAGATCTGCGCAGGTAGAAAATGCAGACTTGAGAACGGAATGGCCCCCGACTCGAATGCGATAAAAAAGCGTTTTGTAGGGCACGCCCACCAACAGAGCGAACGCTTTCAACGTGAGCGACTTTTCATCGCGGCGCTTTAAGCCTCTCATGTGCGCCACCGGGATTCAATGCCGAGCCCGAGACGCAGCGCCTCCGGGATGTTGGTCAGGATGGGCGTTTCGTCGTCAACAGCCACGCCGCTGATCGGGCGCAGCCACGAGTCGAGCACGCCGCACTCGTGCACGGGATTTTCGTTGCTGAACCACGGCGTCGGGAACTTGCACCACCATATTGGCCGCTGATCCCATTCGGGGCCCGGGCCGCGTGGCGGAACAAAGCGGACCACCTCGACCACCTTGTTATCGAGCGTCTTACGCGGCCAGTCAGACGGGACGACGACGAACGCGAGAATTCCGGGTTTACAATTCACGATGCCTCCAATGGGTATTTCAATCGGCTACCCCAGCCCGGGCGCGGAGGGTAGTGCTTTCCTGAATGAACGCCGCCGTTGCATCCACGAATCACGACCGATGGATGAACGCCCAACGCGAGAGCCGCTGCGCGTGACGATTCATATTCGATTCCATCAATAAGCCAGAACCTCGACACTCGCTTATTGATGGAATTGACTGCCGGGCTTACCCACGTGCAGTTCCCCGGTCCATAGTCTTTATCGTTGTGTTCACGCTCAATCCATGCGCCGCTCGGACGAGGGCCCATGTATTCGAGGAAGTCTTCAAACCCTTTCCAAAGCACCCGAATTCCGCGGCCACCATAGTTTGCGTAGTGTCGATTTTTCGGGTTGCCGCAACGATCTTTCATGTTGCGGAAGATCCGATATTCAGAAGTGCGCGATGCGCCGTGGGTTAAATTGGCGGTTCTGTTTTGTTCAGCTCGAAGACACCCACACGACTTCGCTCGGCCGTTTCTCAACGAACCTCGTTGCGGCGTCACGATATTTCCGCAGGCGCATTTACATTCCGCCTTTGGGTTCTTCCCGGCCGAGATCAGTCCAATGACAGTAAGCCTGCAGAAGACATCGCCAATACGGATCTCAGACATGCGTCACCTCTGATTTCACCTGGTCGAGCAGATCCGCTTCTGTTCCATATTTGCGCTCCCACTCTTTCCTGCCGGCATGAAATGCCACGCCATAACCGCCGATACGATGGTGTCTGGGGCACAGTGGAATAGTTTCGAGGTTTCCCGCACGTTGACCTCCGCCGGCCAGGAAGCGAACGTGATGAACCTCAGCAGGGCTTTCACCTAACTGAAGGTTCCGACACACGATGCAATACAAGCCAGCGACGACGCCCATATGTTCACGTTCAGCTTTGGTCGCGGGCTTCCGCGCCTTCTTCTTAATGGCGGAACGACGCAGGGATGTAGCTCGGTCAGCCGTGTTATCGAAAGGTGAGGACTTACGGGAGAATCCCGAGCGTTTCATCGGTGTTTTGCGCGTAAGCGTCATTTCGCCGCCCACCAGAAGACGACGGCTACCACGACATATCCGATGCTCACGCGTATGGCGAAGTCAGCTCTCAAATGCGGGGCTGCGACAATCATCGCGAGCAGGATGAAAAGTTGAGGCGACTTCATCCGACCTCCTGTTCAATGACAAGGCGGTCGACGCCTTTGGGGAATGGTGGGATCTCGACGCGGCGGTTCAGCGCAGTCGACACGCTCAGTTGCACCTCGCCAGACATCAGGCGAGACCACTTCTCCGGAGGTGTGACCCAAGGCGGTAAGCGTACGAACGCGATGTATGAGATTTGGCTCGACTCCGCCCACCGGCGCCGCGAGTACCATTGGCGGCGCGGTGGTGACACGATGCGCACGAGCTCGATCACGTCGCACTCTATAAGGCAGGGAGTCCGCAGCCATTGAGGGATGCCGAAGACCACGAACTCTTTCGGTACGGAGAAAGTCATGCGCATAGCGAAGCATCCGTTTGCCCACGGGCGCGTCTCGAAGGCCGGCGCTCTGCCGGACCGAATAGCGCAGCTGCAGCTGGGTCGCGCTTCACCAGCGTTCCAGTGCGTAAGCTTTGCATCAACCTCTTACGGGCGAGAATGGCCTCATGCGCGGCCGGATCCTCTTTACGCATTCGCTCGATGCGCTTGCGTTCGAGAACCTTATGGGGGATCGGCCTTGGTCGTGGGGCATCCTCACCGGCCCCAAGCGCCCACATGCGCGACGGCTTGCCATGCGGTGAAAAACGCTCCCATCGCGTTATGTGAATCTTGCCGGCCGCATATAGCGCATTTACTCGAAAGCGCGCTGGCCGCTCACAGATCCCCAGCTTCACGGCGAGCTCGGCTATATCCATCGGGCGCAGTTCGAGCAGCTTTAAGATCAACACTTCGTTCGGGCCGCCGCGATTTGCCGGCCCCGCCGATTTCGCGGGCAGGCCCATCGCGTGTGCTTTTCCGAGGATCGAATCAATCGAGCGGCCGTTGAACAAATGAAGGTTCTTTTTCAGACCTTCGGGGCGTGACCAGACATCGACCAGGTCGATTTTTTCCTGCTCGCTCCACGAGGTCCATGCCTGACGCTCTGCCACGCTTGCCTCCGTTCAGTACGTTGTCGGTTGTGCGACGGCGCGCGTGAGCGCCATGAAGCCCTGCTGCAGATGATCGTCCACGAGACATACCCACCGGAACGGGCCGTCATCGTGTCCACCGTAGATCGCGCCTGCCACAAACTCGACTGGCTCGGAAACCTCACCAGGCGCGAGCGTCAGCGCTGGCAACGCTCCGATGGTCGGGACTACGGTTTCGCGGACTGCGAGCACAAGCGAGCGGGTTTCCTCGGCATGCGCCTTGATACGGTTCATGAGATCGATCTCGGCTTGCGACAAGTCGCGGTAGCCCTTGATCTGTTTGTGCTGGTTGTCCATGTCTCTTTTCTCCGAGTGAAATAAGGGTTCACCAACTGCGGCTGGTGAGGTCTTCAAAGCTCCAGCCGTGGCGGCCGGCACGCTTGATTGCGATGAAACGATAGGGATGCTGTGAAGCCGCGACCTTGATCTTGGTGCGCGCTTTGTCGGTCCAATGACCCTTGACCTCGTGGTACTCAGTGCTTCCGTCAGCAACGATCACCGTGAAGTCGGGGGTATAGAACGTGTTGTCGGCGAGCCGCAGCTTGTGGGCTTCGAACCGATAGAAGAGAACCTCGCCGATGTGGCGCCGCGCGAATAGGAGCTGCTCGTACGCTGCTTCCGTTTTGTTCATGCGGCCGGTACCGAGCCTTCCGAGCGCCTGGTTGCGCTGGAGGGGCGTCAGATCCTTCGAAATTTCGATATTTCGAAAACTCGAAATGCACGTCTTTACATCACGCGGTATGACGACCATTCGTGAAATTGCCGCGTCGAGCGGCACGTGCTCGTCCGATGCTAAACGCGCCGCCGCATCGGCGATCTGCGAATGGATGCGCGCGGTACCGACGCGGCCACCAGCGATCGCGCTTTCTGGAAAGCGGACGGTGCCCTTGCTCATGGGTTGTCTTGCGCTCCGAGCGCTTCGTCAATCAACTCACGGAAACGGAGATCGAACTGATGTGCAAGAACGGTTTGCCTGTAAGACAGATACTCTCGGTCAGGCAGCAGCATTTCAAATGGCAGGTAATACGCCTTGGCGATCTGCGAGAGCATCTCCCGTTGGAATTCGGCGAAGGGGCCATCGCCCTCCCACGACTGCAACCGAATCTCAGTGTCGAGCCAGAAAAACTGATCGACGGGCTGCAGCTGTGAAAGGATCAGTGCGGGCACGAGCACGATCGGCGCGCAGATCGCGGCGAGGAGTAGGATCTCGCTCATTTGAAGTCCGCCAGATATTCAATCGGCCACACGCGCGCGCGGCGAACCACCTGTACGGCTTTCAACACTTCATGCTCTGACAGCAGGTCCGTAAGCGACCGCGACTTACCGGGGGTGCTGGCCATCGTCCAGCTGAGCACGGGGAGCTCGAAGCGATCCTTGCCGGAGCCGATGGAAATCGTGCAATCAATCGTGTTGAATGAGTTCACGAGCGAACCTCGCCACGCGCCGCCATCAAGCTAGTCAGATCCGCATCGAGTCGTTCGAGGTGCTGCAGCTCGTCCCTGTACGCGTTCACGACTTTGTTATGCGCCGCGATCTGATTGGCGAGATCGAGCTGACGTTGCTCCGATTGGCGCAGCAGCCGGCGGACGTTTTCAAGGGTTTCATCCCACGCGACGAGATTGACTGCCATGCTGTTCTCCTCAGAACGGTGGTTCGCCGACAGTGCCGCCGAGGTATTGCGTGCGGATCATGCTGTCGACATGAAATGCGTCCAGGGCCTCGAGCACGACAAACACCTTGCCTGGATGGGCAATGGCGAGGCGCTCGGCTTCGGCTCGGGCCGATTCGATCGACGTATGGGCGTAGGACGGCGGCTTTTGTCCGGTCGGCGACCAGACGAGCCAAAAGGCTGATTCGGTTTGTTTTGGCATGGGGGGAGGAAAAGGGCGTGGGCGGGGATAACCGAGCGCTTCCCACGCGCTTGCGTAGGACGCGTTCGCGAATTGGGCGGCAAGCTGTTCGTAGGGACCGATCGCGCCAATGGGCCAGCTCAAGTCACGGGCAGAAAACGCGGCTAATTCGCGCTTCCGTTGCTCACGGATGGCTGCAATGTCGGCGGCCACCCAACCTTCGGGTTCGAAGTACGTGGCCATGGACTGCAAACCGTTGTCGGGAGGCGTGCTCATGATGCGTAGTCGTCCACGGGCATCAGCGCGTCGCCGAACGTCTTGCGAGCAAGTTGATAGAGATCAACCTGGTTGAAGCGCTGCGCGTCCGAGAGCACGAACTCGATAGCCCGCGGTTCGCGCGATGCCTTGACGACCAGCACGCGGTAGTAGCGCCAGTCTTCGTCGGGTTTGCGCGGGCGTTGCGACAACTCGGCGCCGCGGGCATCGACACCCTCAGGGCTGCGATACCACTCGCCGGGTTCTGTTGCGGCGCATGTGGCGGGTGACGGTGCCAGCGCCTCGTCGATGAACGTCGTGACGAAACCGACATAGGTCGGGCGGTCGTCGCTGTCGCGCTTGCGGGCAGCAACGGCGGCCGCGTGGGCCACGCGCAGCTGATCGACCGTCACGCCCTTGCCGACCCATGCCAGGACGTAGACGCGATCGCGAGTTCGATCGATCGTCAGTTCCTTGCCTCGCTTTCGCTCCAGGTCGATCAGCAGGTCCCGGAGCTCGCCCTCGGTGTTCGGGGTTTCGTTTTTCAAATCGGCAGCAGCGGCAGCAGACTTATCCACAGCGTCGCTCGCGCGCGTTGCTGCTGTAGTCTCTGCTGTAATCTCTGTACCGTTAACGACATGGTCAAACCCTTCCCCGCGGGCGTGGTTTTCCCCATCTGGCGGCGTGGGAATTTCCAATTTCGCGACATGGACTTTTCCCATCTCCCGAGATGGACTTTTCCCATTTCGGGAGATGGACTTTTCCAAGGTGCTATCGGGTGATTTCTTAACCTTGCGATCAGGCGGTGGAGACGAGAGAAGGCGTTCGAGCTCATCCTCGTCAACGCGGAAATACGTCCTGTGCTCAATGCGTTTCTGCGTCTCGATCAGAACGCCGGCGGCGCGCAGTTTCGTGCGGGCAGCGCGCTGTTCCTCGTAGGACAGGCCAGTTTCCGTTTCTAGCTCATCGACCGTCTTATGGACGCCCAGCTCGCTTGTGGCCTTGTCCTGCCAGTAGAAGATCTGACAGAAGAACACTGCAGCATTCACGCCGCCCAGGTAGCGCGCCAAGAATGGGTAGTAGGCGATCGGACGCCCGAGCTCGCGCAGAACGTCGGCGACCCTCATACGCCACCTTCGCGGATAGCCTTAGGAATACGCCTCTCAGCGTGCAGGCGCTGATCCCAATAGCGGAAATAGAACGACGTCATCCACTTGTCGATGACGGCCTGTGGGACCTTCTCGCGGCCGAGGACGTGCGGCGCACGCGCAACCTGAATCCGGAAACCGTCAGAGAGCACACGCTCACGATCGTCGTGCAGAAACGTCAGATTGGATTCGACGTGCCACACGCCGGCCTCCGGCGGAACGAAGTCGGGAATGCCCAGCGACACCGGTACGACGTAGATGAACCGCGTCACCCATGCCGGAAACCCCCGCGTGGACCATTTCGGCTTGGCCAGGTCGGCTTTCCAGTCAGCGCGCGAAACCTTCACCTCAAGCTCAGTGCCGTACCCGGCCTTGGTGATCGACATGAAGTCCGCTCGGTATGAGCCGCGGTGGCTGCCGTAGCCGCTCCAGATCTCCGCCTCGGGAATCAGCATGTTCGCGCGGTGATCGACGTGGCGGCGCACAGCCGCTTCGACGAGGCCGGCGTTCATGGGAACGGTCGCGTGGTTTTTTTTTTTCATTCGCGTAAAAAATTTGGTGGTCGGGCG